CATATTAACTGGGAATGTCAACAGAGTTCTCATCATTGCTGGTTCATTCAACTTCTCATCACCAAGAGCATCAGAACCAGATCTTCTGGGTGAGTAACGTACAATTTCAGCACGGAAGAATCTAGGAATGGTCAACCAACGAGAGTCATCAGCAGTGCCAGGAAGCATCGAATCTCTCAATTCATGGATGATTGCTTGGATGTTTCTTGCCTCTTGGGGATTGCGAGGTGCCATATCGAAGGTGAAACTGTGAGAACGATAGTTCACACCTTTGAATGTGGTTTCTTCATATGGGTTGAAGACCTTACCACTAGACAGAGCAGCAAGAGAGTTCTTACTCATGTTGCCATCAACGCCAAAGGCACCAGCAGCACCATTAAAGATATTAGCAACGGCATTGAATGCAACCTCAGGTTTTGCAGAACCCGCTGCACTGGAAATCTTTTCAGCAACTTTGCTAGTATCACCAGATCTCATTGCTTCAACAGCAATATCGCCAAAAGGTCCAAGTGCTGCCTTTTCGTATGATGTGCTATATGTTTCGTTCAGATCGTGAGGCAGGTACAGATAGATAGTCTTGTAGATTTGATTTCTGTTGTATCTTCTGCCAGGATTACCTTTTCTGCTGTTCTGACCAACATAGTTATAGGGGTTGGCAGTCTCAGGATCATAAATCATTAACTTCATGTAGTCGATCTGCTTGGTCTCAAAGCGATGACCGCGACTAATTGCACCATCAGAGGTCGATGGACCACGAGGTGTGGTCATGGGATAAATAAGTCTATCACCACTACCCCTTCCACTAGAATCTTTTTTCTTAGTAGTTGGTTGTTGTTTTTGCTTAGATTCTTTTGCCATGGCTTACTCAGGGAGATACAGACCATCAAATCCGCATAAGTACAAAGGAGATCCCACAAATATTATTTATAGGAGTTTGTGGGAACGAAAGTTTATGCTATGGTGTGATAAAAATGAGAATGTCATTGAGTGGGGTAGTGAAGAGATTGTTATCCCCTATATCTCTCCTGTGGATAATCGTGCTCATCGTTATTTTCCAGACTTTTATGTCCGAGCGAGAACTAAGGCTGGGAGGACGCAGAAGTTTATTATTGAGGTCAAACCTAGTAAGCAAACTGTACCACCGAAAAAGCAGAAACGAGTTACGCCGAAATATATTAGTGAAGTGAAGACCTATGCTGTCAATGATGCGAAGTGGAAGGCAGCAAAAGAATACTGTCTTGATAGGCAAATGCATTTTATGATACTAACCGAACATGAATTAAAGGTATGAGTATCTTCAACGACGTAAAAGAACTTGCAGCAGGTAGCAAGAAATCTAAGGATTGGTATCGGTCTCAGGTGTTTTATGGACTGGAAGATATAAAATATGGATTCAGGGTAGGAGACATTATATTTTTTTCATATTCTGCTGCAACTCCTGGTCTCAAATACTATGACAAATACCCTATGGTATTGATCACGGATGTTGACAATCGAAACATGCAGTTTTCTGGTGGAAATTTACATTATCTTAGACCTTCTACTCGAATGTCTGTCGCAAGGTCTTGGGGAGGGGGATCCGTATCGTATCCCATGCGTTGCCACCATAAATACTTTATGTCAAACGCTAGCAATATAAAGATTGTTCCAACTGTGGATCTTGAAGAAATGAAATATCCACTACCGTTAGAGCAATTCACAATGAATGTTGTTGGTCGATGGTTAGAGATCCCTTCCAGTGTTATTTGGAGTAGACAGTAAATGCCAAGTCCCAATAGATTTGAGGATTTCAGAAGTTTAATTGCAACAAACGCACTTGCTCCTGCATCAAATAACTTATTTGAGATTCAGATTCCCCCACCCATGGTTCTGGATAGATCTGCTGCGGTAGATGAAGCGTGGCAAACTATCAATTATTTTGCTACATCTGTCACTGTGCCGAGTAGGGCAATGACGACATCTGAGATCAATAACTTTGGCATGATTCGTAGATTTGCCACAGGTCAGACTGCATCTGAAATCACCATCTCGTTCATGGTAACCAAAGATCAGCGTCATAGAATGTTCTTTGAGAATTGGATTAACGCTGCTGCTTCTGATTCTGATAATACTGTTGCTTTCTATGATCAATATGTGACTGACATGTCAGTGATCAAATGGGAACATGGTGCCAATTTCAGAGTCACTAAGGATGATGCTAAGAGTAAAAATAAGGGAGCACTAAACCCCTCACAATCAACAGCGGTCTGGAAAATCTACGGGGCATTCCCAACAAACATTAGTACAATTTCTTTCGATAACGAGCAGTTGAACTTGGTGCAAATGGATGTGCAGTTCTACTTTGAACGTTATAGATTTGATCAGGTATCTCGCGCAACTCTCAAAGCAAAACCATTCAAGCAGCAGGCAATCTTCACGCTTGATGAGATTGAGTCCAAGGTTGCTGGTTCTGGTAACCCAGATGTTCAGCGATTTACCATATAAATAATTTTATCGTCATTTTCAAATCATGCCTTTACCTAAACTTGTAGTGCCTGAGTATGACTGCAAATTGCCAGTCAGCGGAACAAAAGTCACTTACCGTCCTTTCCTCGTTAAAGAAGAAAAACTCCTGTACCTCGCCATGGAAACCCAAGACGAGAAGGAGATGATCAAAGCAGTCAAGACTATTTTGAAGTCTTGTAGTAATGTCAAGGACATTGAAAAATTAGCAACATTTGAGATTGAATATTTGTTTTTGAAGATTCGTTCCAAGGCGGTTGGTGAGACCAGTGAATTTAAGATCACTTGCCCTGATGATAATGAGACCGAAGTTGAAGTTGAAGTCAATCTCGATGAAGTGCAGGTGATTATTCCCAGAGAACATAAGAAGATCGTCAAGATTAATGATCAAGTGAAGATCGAAATGAGGTATCCTGCTCTGGACGCATTCGTGGATCGTAACATGAAAGACGAACCCGATATTGATGATGTCTTCGATCTTGCTGCGGACTGTATTGATAAAGTATATGATGGCGACGAAACCTATGAGTCTTTCACCAAGAAAGAAGCAAAGGATTTCCTGGGTGAGATGAATAACGAACAGTTCCAGTCGGTTCAGGCGTTCTTTGAGACTCTACCCAAGTTGTCTCATACACTGGAAATTGTTAATCCCAAGACTGGGGTGAAAAGTGAAGTTGTACTCGAAGGACTAGCGTCTTTTTTCGCGTAGCGTTAATGCACGATAGTCTTATGAATTACTATAAGACTAATTTTGCATTAATGCAGCATCATAAGTACAGTCTATCTGAACTTGAAGATATGATGCCTTGGGAGCGAGATGTATATGTGAACTTGTTGATCGCTTATCTTAATGAAGAAGAACGTCGAAGAAAACAACAAGATAGTTCATTTAGTTTCTAATGGCAGCAGCACTCAGAAAATATGTATCGGTAAAGGCGCAAGCGCCAGTTGACGATTTAGGCAAGGCATACAGATCTATGACCTTTGCCTATAATCGTCTGGGCGGTTCATTGACTCTGATTGGCGAGAATATTACACAGTTCAAAGAATTACTTTCTGCTCACACAGATTTTACCCTGGGGCAACAGGAACGTGAGCGAGATATTATTAAGAAAGAGCACGAGGATAAGTTAGAAACTATCCGAGCAACCAAAGATATGCTCGGTAGGGAGAAAGGTCGTAAGCAAGATGCTGAGGCAGAGGCGAAGCAAGAGTCTACTACTAGGATAGAAAAGTCAGCAGAGAAGGAAGGCAAGAAAGAAAAGAAATCTAGGTTTGGGTTCTTAAAATTTCTACTGAACCCTATCAGTTCTCTGATCAAGGGACTCGTTTCTCTTGTTGCACCAGTCATTGCCTACAAAGTCCTTGATTGGTTAGAGAAAAATCCAAGAAAAGTCAAGAAACTCTTAGACTTCATCGGTGCAATTTGGAAATTTACGAGACAGATTTCCCGCTGGGGACTGACTCAGGTCATGGATGGTGTTACCAAGGTATTTGGTAATAATCCTGATAAGAATGCATTCCAGAATGGTCTAGATAAAGTATTCGGTATACTGCAAATCTTTGGTGGTATTGCAGGACTTTGGTTGGCATCTCGCGTATTGATGCCATGGAAACTGATTGGTGATGTCAAGTTCATGACTGCCCTAGGCAGGGGACTGAAACAGGCATCAGAATCAGACTGTATGCCTGGCAGGAAGAAACCTAAACTCAAAAAGGGTGACAGGGTAGGTAGAGACGGCAGAACTTCAAGGCAACGCTTGAAGGACATGAAGCGTGCCAAAAGAATGCGCCGCCTGGCGCAACTGGGACGTAGAGTTGGAGCAGCATCGAGAAGAGCAGCACTTGCTGCTGGACTGTTCCTGCAAAATGTTGGCAATGTCGTTGGCAATGTCGTCAAAAGAACAGTAAATGTTGGTAAGCAGT